ACAATTTATAAAACTCAAAACAAAAAACTTTTTTATTTTATACAAACTCCTTCATCGACTTTGTTCATTTTTTTTAAAAATAATTTTTTATGATTATCCCAATAATGATAAATATATTTTCTTTGATTTCGGTTAGGTTTAGTGTATATATGATACATGGTATGACTTTGCCTAGGTATGACCGCGAACCTCTATAGTTTTGGTTAGGTTTAGTGTATATATGATACATGGTATGACTTTGCCTCGGTATGGCCGCGAACCTCTATAGTTTCGGTTAGGTTTAGTGTATTCATGGTATATTTAATCAATTTAACAAAGTATACCTAAAACATAGAGGCGACGGTCTAATCCCGTCGTTGGTTTGAAACTCCCGTACCTCCTCTATCCAATCAAATTCATTAATTCTCTTGATGCGTGAAATCCCAGGCCAATTAATTTCTTAGCTATATATTGAGAGATAGAAATAGGGCATAATAACCCCAAGCAATAGGGATTTTTCAGGGCTATTTCTGGCCCTAAAATCAACCGATTTTTTGTCCTGATTACATCAGGACGAGGCTTACAGCCTCGGTACGTAGTACCAAAAAATCGGTTGATTTTAGGGCCAGAAATAGCCCTGAAAAATCCATATTGCTTGGGGTTATTATGCCCTATTTATATCTCTCAATATATAGCTAAGAAATTAATTGGCCTGGGATTTCACGCATCAAGAGAATTAATGAATTTGATTGGATAGAGGAGGTACGAGAGTTTCAAACCAACGACGAGATTGGACCGTCACCCCCGTGTTTTAGATATACTTTGTTAAATTGGTTAAATATACCATGAATACACTAAACCTAACCAAAACTATAGAGGTTTGCGGCCATACCTAGGCAAAGTCATACCGTGTATCATATATACACTATACACTAAACCTAACCAAAACTATAGAGGTTTGCGGCCATACCTAGGCAAAGTCATACCGTGTATCATATATACACTATACACTAAACCTAACCAAAACTATAGAGGTTCGCGGCCATACCTAGGCAAAGTCATACCGTGTATCACATATATACACTAAACCTAACCGAAATCAGATAAAAGATATTTTATCATTATTGAATAATCATAAAAAAAATATTTTTAAAAAAATGAACAAAGTCGATGAAGGAGTTTGTATAAAATAAAAAAAGTTTTATAAATCATATATTTGTGACAGAGATAATGGATTAACACTCTATATCTTTACCATGTGATTGATTATTATAATTAGCCCAAATACCAATGTTGTCTATTTTTTGTAAATCGTAACCATGATTTACAATAGCATTTTTTATAAATCTCCTATCCCCTTCACATCTAGAATCAAACCTTAACGAACAGCTACTATGAAATACAAAATTTGCCATATCACAACCTTCTTCTTTTACAGAAGTGTTAGTTACACGATGTAATTTTTTTTCATTTCCATAATAAGTATCATATATAATAATTTGATTTTCATTTATATCTTTACAATTAACAACTAAATTTTCTAAGAATTTATCATCTATAAATTTTGCATCATCATCCAATATAATAATCCAACCATCTTTACATTCATCCAATAATTTATTCAAATATAAATTGTATGGACAGTCGTCGTCTCCTTCTTTCTTTTGCTTTTTTACGTTTATAATATTTGGATAATGTTTTAAATATGTATTATCGGGGTTATCATTACTTATTATATGTTTCCAATTTTTATATGTTTGATTTTCCAATGATTGTCGTAATTTCTTAAAACATTCCTCTCTCGAACCACTCCTTGTCAATACATATATCTTTATTTCTCCTCCTTTTGGTCTTTCTCGAAGTGGTAGAGGCGCTCTCCATGGCTTCGATGACACCATCACCATATGTTTTGCGGCTGTTTGTATACGAGATAAAAAGAGGGCGTCTTTGAGCGAGACATCACAAATATAGTATAAAATTACTATTATTAATACTATTAATAATAAAACATTTAGTTCAACACCACGCATATAATTATATAAACATTATTTTTAAGAATGAACAGAGTCTATGAGGGAGTTTATATAAAATAAAAAAGTTTTTTGTTTTGAGTTTTATAAATTGTGGTAAGTGCAGTGTATATGGGTTTTATTTCATGTCTATATGTATTTTTTTATTCAGACTTTATCTCTTCTTCGTCAAGCATTTTACGTAACTTTTCCTCTATAGATATATCACCATCATCCTGAGATTCCTCAAACTCCGAATCGGGCATATCAGGATCAAATATATCACCGTGGGTTTCACACAGTTCACACGTTTCAGTTGGTAATTCACCGGGTTTGTGATTGTGTACGGGAACCTCTTTCTTTTTCTTCTTTAGAATTGGACGTTTCTTCTTTGGTTCAACGGGTGGTTTGTTGTTCATTTTCGTGTGTAATGTACAATACGTTTCACCGGGTACACATGGTTTCGTACACTTGTGTCCCTTAGCCGTCATTGCTGAACACTCGATTTTAGGTTCTTTAGGAACTTTACTCGGTTTCTTCGTGATTGGTTTTGGTTTTTCCAACGTCTCGATCTTATCACGTAAAAGTGTATTTGTTTCGATAACCGAATCCATCTTTTCGCGAAGACATTTATTCTCTTCTTCGATTTTTGTAACCTTTTCAACAAGTGTTTGTAATAACTTATTGTTGGAAAGGACGCTGTTGTTTATTTTGTCAATGTGGTCGTTCGAATCACGAACGAGACCGATAAGAATGTTTTCAATAGAATCCGACATTTTGAGTTTTATATTTTTAGACTATTTTTATTTCACTTAGGTTTACTAGATAGCCGTAATAAAAGCACTACCAACGCGTTTTTTGCCGGTTCCTACTGTTAAATCCGCCTCAGGTTCTCCAATCATTACGTAACCATCAGAATTAGAAACGGATTTACCGAATTTCCCACCCGAAGTATTGGTTGGTGATTTAATTGTCTTTACAAGGTCCAGTTTTATTCTGGACTCATTTTCTGGATCGTTTAAATCCGCCAAGTTCTTCGGCGTACCGTAATAGTACTTATCAGTGTTGATTAATTTGTATTTGTATACATACACATCTCCACTATCTCCACCTGGTTGTCCAATACATATTGTATCACCAGAAATAGAAACGGATTTACCGAATTCCCCATTCTTTCGTACATTCGGTATCGCGGGCAACATAATATCCTCACCCTCTTCCCCGCCTCCGGTAACCTTATCGGTTATCGTACGGTCAAATATAAGTTCACCATACCCTTCGGTATACCCCCATCGTACCACCGGCAGTGGGTTATTAGGATTCTTATATTTTCTATCACCATTCCCTTTCAATACATATACAGCTCCCACATTCGCGTTGTCCGATTGAAGTGTTGAATAACCTCTCCTCCCAGGCATTCCAATGACTGCAATCATACCGTCAATAGCAACGGACTCCCCAAAAAATGTTTTTCCCTCTGGTTGAGTCGACAACGTCCGTGGGTTAATTTCACGTTCAAGGACCAGTTTCTCTTTGCGATTTTCGTCTCTTCCTATTTTGTATATAGATACCGAACCAGTCTTCACTGCATTCGTTCTCGAGGTGTCGGGACAGTGAGCCCTTTCCATATTATTAGGATCGCAAAATTTATCGGGGGCGACACCACCTTTATGGGGTGCTCCAACAATTACTCTATCACCGGAGATATCAACGGCATGCCCAAATCGTTCGCCGTCAGTTTTCCCTTCTTTTTCATCCCGGAGTTCCACCGAGATGGCACCAGTTTTATTTATAAACTTATATAATTTTATCTGTCCGGCGGTTGCGAATCCCACAACAGCACCTGGTGCACCAACAACTAAAAAGTTACCAGATACAGCAACTGAGCTACCGAAATGTTCGTTCATAGTGGTCCCTTCTATAGATATAGGGTACCTTTGTTTTTCTTCGTCGGAAATCGATAAATCACTTAGAGTTCCTTGTGTTCTTGTCTCCCAATTTCCATCAGCACCCCTTTTAAGTATATATACTTTACCAGCAACCGATGCGTTGTTCTTGCCGGGGGATTTTTTTTCTCCGATAACTGCATAATCTTTAGAAATAGAAACAGAACACCCGAAATATCTATTCGCGCCGGGAGTAGTACCCGTAATCCCGGAATCAATCGTTTTCTTAAAGTTCCATACACCCCCCTCTCGTCTATATATGTGTACCCTACCAGTATTCGAATAGTTTTGAAATACGAAGCCTGGTTGTCCAACAAACGCATCGTCACCGTAAACACAAACGACATTTCCAAACCCACCATTATTATCTGCGGCCACAAAATTTCCATTCGGTACAAGAGATTTAGAGATACGTTCATTAAACGTCCACTTGAATCCTTCAAAAGTTGTTTTATTTAAACGTGAATCATTTGTTGTATATAAGCCCAATGTTCCATTTTCGGGGGAAGATAAATATTTATCCACACCCTCTTGTTTTATTTCTCCTATTGATGTACCAGTTTCTTTGTTGACGATTTCAACTTTAAGTTTTGGATTATCGTTAGTTGGAGAACCCTTTGATAAATCCCCTAAAAGATATTTACCATCTTCGTACTGAAAGTAAAAATGTTTATTATTCGAGTTTTCGACGGTTTCTAAGTAAAGACCTATACCATTTTTAGTTAAGGTCGTATGTGTATTAAAAATATCATAGATGGTTTTAGAAATAACCGCTCTGGTTGATGTACCTTCTGCTTCTTCAGGTTCAAATTTTTCTGTTTTTGGTGTTGTCATGCTCAACGTCACGGATAATTGGGTTTCGGAAATTTTTAATTCGGGTGGAAACGTGGTTCCGACGGTACCGTCGTAAAGTATACTCTCTGTATTTCCACCTGTTCCAACCAAAGCAAACAGTTTGAATTTGTTTTGTCCAATAACATCTCCTGGTGTTGTCCAATTTGCACTCGTGAGTTTAACTGTACATTTCCCAAAGTCACTAAAACTTATTGATTCTCCACCAACCTCAGTAATCTCAGACTTATATTCATACGTATTTTTACTATCGGTATCTACATAGTGTTTAATTCTAAATCCTTTTACAACATTATTAAATCCGGGTGCATTCGTCCATTTCATCGTAAACGTAACGTTTTTTGATAACTCCGTATAATCGGCGGTTCCTGTAGTGTACTCGACCCCATATGGTTCTATAGTATACCCACTGACACCGTCACCAACACTTGGATCGGGGTTAAGTGTTCGTTCAAAAGTTAAATTTTCAACTGTAAGTTTGGTAGTATCACTCGTTTGTTCTAAAGTTTTAGTTTCTCCTGGTCTGGTATAATAAACAATAAGGGCGATTATAACCACGATAAGTACAAATAGTCCTGCTAATAAAAGAGTATTATCCGAGGACTTCATTTATTAGTAGTATATATATTTAATTTAATTTAATTTATTATCGTTTCCTCAATTTTCCAATGTTTCATAGATGTTTCTTCCCTCGTACGACCAGTTAGTCCTAACCAACTTTTCCCCTGATTTTGGGGTTTGTGGTCACCGTATAAATATAAGAATTGTGTATCTATGGCTTCTGTATCAGTTGGTTTCCCGGCGACACCGCTACAACCGTTATCGGAAGTTATACATTTTGGTTTAGATATTCTTAACATTCTATAAGTATCACCGGGGGGGTTGTCTCCTGATTTATCTAAAGAACTATTCATGAATGTAATTTTAGATGCGTCGGCTTCTTCATCGACAGTAAATAATACCCATTTCTTGTCTATTGTGTTTAATTCTGCACTTACATACTTACCACGATCATCTATAACCGGGTGAAGTTTTCCATATTTAAATTTAAATTCTGTACCGGTAGTATCTTGTGCAATTAACTCTATACCTTCAAGAGTAGAAATGTTATATGGTTTGCCATCGACGTCATTTATTAGGGAAGTGGCAGTAAATGTATAAGATTTATTGGCTATGTCCATATAGGTCGTACGAGTATCAGCGATAAGAGATACGCTAAATGTTACTGTTTTTTCCCCGGTCATATCAATGGTTGCAGTTAAATCTTCTGGTTTAATTACTAATTCGGGTGGATGGTTTTCACCTTCACCTAATGCTTCAGTACCATCGTATAATGGAAGTTCTTTATTACCATCGTATGTTGCTATTACTTTAAACATACTCTGACCAACAAAACTATACTGATTATTGTCGTTATCTGGTAAACCACTTATTTTAACTGATATTGGTGCATAATCCCAATATTCGTCCAATTTCTGATTATCATTCACTTCAACAGTTTGAAGTACAGTACTTGTACCCTTTTCTCTGATATAATGTTCAACCCGAATTTTTGATACAGTTTCAAAACCACCTTTATTCTCCCAATTTAATGTAAACGTAACGTTTTTTGATAACTTCTCTTCGTTATCACCCGCGGCGTATTCGATCGTATACGGTTCGATCGTATACGTTTCCGAATCGGAGTCTGGTGAAAGTGTTTGGGCGATTGTAAGATCGCCTATACTAGGTAAAGTGGGACTGGGACCAGTCGGAGTTTCAGTTTTTTCTTCTTCTGGTCTGGTATTAAAGTATATTACGACAGCAACTATAACTACAACGAGTGTGAAAAGTACGCCTAATAAAAGTCCGGATGAAGTCTTCATTTATTAGTAGTATATATTTTATTCTGTAAAATGGAACCACCAGTATAAGCGGCCATCTTGACCTGTTTCTCTCGTTGTTCGGCAAAATACTGTTCTTGTGGCAACAAATACGATTTAGTATCACCTTTCTGTTACACTTACTGTCATAATTCCATGAAATTGACCGGAAACCCGTCGTATATTTACATCGATATATCCTACACTTTTAATATCTTTACCGGATGCCCTTTTTTCCTGGATATAATTGTTTATAATACGAAAACGTTCAGCTCCACTTGTTCTAACCTTTGTAATATACGCTTGTAATCTTCCCTGAGATTGGTTCTGAATAATACTGAATTCTTTGATAACTACTCGGTATTGGGTGGGTGGAGCAGGAGCAGGAGCAGGAGCAGGAGCAGGAGCAGGAGCAGGAGCAGGAGCAGGAGCAGGAGTAGGAGCAGGAGCAGGAGCAGGAGCAGGAGCAGGAGCAGGCGGGGGAAGAGGTTCTAGAGATGCTGGTGGTGGAGGTATATACGATTTAGTAATGCTTTTCTGAAATATAGGTGTTGCGCTACTGGTAAAGTATGTTGTATCTTCCGGAATTCCGGTGCCTGCTACAGTAGCACTCGTGATAAGACACTTAGATTCTTTGGTGATGACCTTTCCACGGGTCGAACTCATATAAAAGTTTTCAGAGTCGTATTGGATAGAATTACAGTGTTCTAAATCGTTACACATTAGTTTACATTCATCGACACTTAAACCCAAAACACGAGATTCCCCCGTTATGCTTTCTCCCGGAATGTCATCAGAATTTACAAATTTACCGTTCAAACCGCTGTCGCTATATTTTTTATTTTTATGTTCAATCCATGAGTGAGAAGGAGGCTTTGGACCTATAAATAAAAGTTTTGATATTGTCCAATTTGTTGTGAATGAAAAACCACTATCTCTCGGCGACCCATCGATATGGGTAACAACAATAGCAAGGTATGAATAGGCTTTTACATTCTTAAAAGAATATTCGTATAAGAGTCCATAATCCGAATGATCTTGATTGTATGGGTTACTCCAATTTTTACCGTCTTTACTTACCAACCAAGATGGGTTAGTTTCCGTGTGTAATATTGTCCAATTTTCATCGTCATTACTTCCCATAGTAACCCATTGGGATGGTGGTGTACTACCAAGGGCTCCTTTTGACATTGTTTGAAAACGTACAGTTTGTGGTGTGAAAGCATTCGGAAGCCGCGAGAGTTTGATTTTTATCCATTCTCCCTCTACACCACCCAAAGACTTCTTTGAGTATGTACTCGGCGTCCACCCAGCTTTTCCCAACCACGTTTTGCTTTCGCTTCCTTTGTACTTATAAGGATATAACCTAGAATATACAGATGCTTCGTCGACTAATACTCCATACCCCTCGAGTATACCGGGTCTGCCGCGTGTACTCATATAGCGTGTGTCATGTTTTCCGTCGAACGCCTTCCAAGCGTCATGTCCTGTCGCCCAAATTGGATAATTCTCTTTGTTATCATCTTCATCAGAGGATGATACAGTGTACTTCCCAGATGAGTTAGCGGACAGAATTTCTGGAGTTATTGGTGCTGAAGGTGGTGGAGGAGGTGGTTCTTCGAATACTGCTACGAATTCATCGGTTTGCGTTTCGTTAAGTTTAATAACATAGGTGTATGAACCGATGGGGTGTTGGGCGTCGGTCATAGTCCAAGTGAAACCGGTATCTCCTTTCGCCAAAGTACGCGTTTTTTTAGTAGTTCCCCAGGGATCTACCAACGTGACGGTGAACGAACTGTGTGCGTTCGTAATGTTTGTGATCTTCACCGTCAGTACTGGAGCGTTGTCTCCTCTTAGAGAAGTGCTGGTAGAGTGAGAAACTGTATAGGTGGGTGTAGGTGGTGGTGGAGGTGGAGGTGGTGGAGGTGGGAGAGGATTGAAACCGGGGCTACCTAGCATGGGTGTGTCACCCATTATTAAATCCATCTCCAACTGTTGTTGTATCGAGTCTCTAAAATCGGAATCAAAACGATCGTCGCCGGGTCGAACCCCAAATGGATTAAAGTCAGAATAATGTTTTGGTGGATCAGGCGTTAGAATTTTAAATGCGTTAAAATCGTATGTAAACGAATTCATTCCTGGACCTTTAAATAGTATTCTCACATCATTATTGGTTAGTTCGTCTTTTTTATGATAGAAAAATATATCTATATACACGTGTGGGTTTTCATATCTATTTTCTTGTGCGTTCCATTTATCATACTTAGAATGAGTTCCACCGCTAAATTCACCACCACCAATTATACCTTTCGAAGAAACTGGTCCTAACCTTGCGTTGTTTACTAGTACATACCCTTGGTTATCATCACTATCAGTTTCTATTGTAACCGAATACTTGCCTTTTACTTTTATTGTGCCAGGATCCCATGTACCTTCGATAACTGAATCAGGATATGTATATTTAATTCTCCAGTAATGAACGTAATTTTGAGTGGACCCGATACCTCTTGTAGCAGAATAAAGATCCCGAAAATCATCAACATTTTTCTTGGTCACTGCATATTCACTTGCTTGTATCATGTCTTTAGCGTTCGAGAAAATGAATTCCGGTGCAGGAGAATGCCGTATATATTCAAAATTTCTTCCTGATGTCACTTCATCGTATTCACATAGTTTCCTATTACACGGCCGTTCTTCGTATTCCGGTGGGCATGAACCCCCATTTCTTGCTGGTGCAGCCACTTTAAAGGTTTTCGTTTGTTTACCGTTAGGTCCACAGGTCTGACTACACGTACCCCATGTATCACCACCAATACCTATACAGTCAACCTTTGCAGTTTTTTTAGGGAAAGTAAATGTTTTTTCACTTTCTTGGTAATTAACTGCAACTTTATCCGTTGATCGCGAAACTTCTACACCATTTGCATTCTTTAACTTAACAAACGTTCCCACCCAATTACTGTCCCAACCACCTTCTCCGTGAGAACCTCGATCCACAACAACTTTATCAATAGGGTACTCTTTACCTAGATCTATCTGAACCCAAGCCGTATATTTACCTTGTCCATGAAAAGTGTCATCTGTCGACCTAAACCACGTAGCATTTTGTAATTCGGTGCGATTATAACGAGCTTGAGAGTCCTTAAAGATTTTATGTCTTGGACCATCGGAACTTGACACTGGGTGTATGTTGTAAGACGGGTCTTCCCATCTTCCTTTGAATTCGATACTACTATCATCAAGATCCTTTGTAATATTTTCATCATCGAAGTATACTGCAATAGTTTGTATAGGCGTTTCCGTGAGTATAATTTTTTCTCCACCTTGTTGCCAAATCGTCTCAACCGTCGAATTTTCGTACCCGTACCAAACGTATCTTGCAATATTTGTATCAACGTGTACAAATTTGTTTGGTAAATTGGAATCTGCATATTCTATATCGAATAACTTAGCAGTAAAATCAGTTCCGTCAAATCTAATATTTGTATTTATAACTAAATTAATATCACTTATTTTATTATAGTATACTTTAAGTTGATTATCACCAAATATTTTCCCGTTAAAATCCTTATCATCAATAAACGTAATCTTTACGGGTTCAAAATTCATACGATTTTCAATGTCTGTATTTTCAATCTTGTGTAACTCATCCCCATCCGAATTTACTAAAACAAGTATCCATTTCTCTACAGACTCTTCAACGTAATTTTTATTCTCCCACGAAATATAAAGTTTATCAATCGTATACGTTTCACTCTTATTCAAACAACGTATACTATATACCAAAAATATGATAAATAGAATGATAATAACAACCTGTATCATTTTATATATCACGAGATTTAATTTTAATTTATTCTACTTTCATGTTAGAAACTTCTGGAAGATTTTTTCCAGATGAAGCTTTAGATCTACTCACGAGTACACCTATGAAGATGGCCATAAAGGCGACGATAACTGCTAACATTCCAATTCCTTGGTAATCCATTTTTTTATATAGTATACTATTATATAAAAAATGCGACCGTTTACCACCGTCCTGATGGAAGCTCTCTTCATTGGTCTCATGTTACAAGTTTTGGTCCTGGGTATTACAAAATATATCTATAAGGGTACCGGTGTTTTAATTATTTCAGGGGCGTTAATACATTTACTCTTTGAGTATTCACCTTTCGGAAATATTAACGAAAAATGGTGTAAAATGATATTCAATTAAAAGTTTATAAGTTCATCTATTATAGCTGTTTTATCATACTCGAGTTCTTTTAACGTCTCGGATAATTCTTCGTGTTGTCTATCGATATCATCGTTATAGTCTTCCAGGTAATCTTTGAAGAACATACGTACATCACCAACGTCGTGTCCCGAATCTAAAAGTGAACCAACCGTATATCGAGGTAATCGAATGCCGAGTTCCCGTGCGCGTCGTTTCACAGCTTCTTGGCGAACAAAGTTCGTCACGTTTCGCCTATGTTTTAGTTTTTCCACTTTTTTTAACGTTTCGTGGATTAGTCTATTTACCTCCATAAGTTCATCTTCGAGTTCGTAATCGCGTAACTGTTCCGGAACAGGTGGTGGTGTTTGTATCTCCGGTAAATCCACGTGTATAAAATCCCCTTCGTCTCCATATGGTGGTGGAACCGTATCGTATATCGTAAGATCGTCAAGATTATCCCCAAATGGTGGGAGACGGGGCATCGGGGAAAAGGGTATGGGTATATCAACACGTCGAATTCTAAATTCTTCTTCTTCATCGCTTTCAGAATCGGTTTCGTATTTAATATAATCGTGAATCTTTTTTATCGAATCACACATTTTAAGATAATCGCCTTCAGAAATTATCTTAGAATTGAGGTCGAGCGTTTGCATTAACGATGTAAGAGCGTCCATTTTTAATATATTAATTTTTTATTTTGTTTCATTACAACTTAGGTTTGTTATTTTTCTTAAAAGTAAAAGGGCTTCTACGGCTTCACCAATTTCACGGTGTTTTATACAAAACCCGTTTTTTCCTTGGCGACAAAGACAGTTTTCGTGTACACAATTTGGACGCATTTTTTTCTCGATTATTTTATAATCTCGTACTTAGGTTCTTATTTCACCTTCTTCCAGTTCAGATTCAGATTCCGAATTGTATTCACTCTCATTATCCAAATCGTCTATGTTTTCCGGTAAATGATCGTATAATCGTTCACAATCGATTTGGTAATTAATTTCATAATCATCAAGGAAATCACGTAAAGAAATTCTATCGTTAACGCCATATTGTTCATCTAAATACCATTTCCAAAACGAGAGGTTCTTTTTCGTGATTTTACTTGGGAAAAGCTCGACGGTAAATTCTTCATCACCTTTACACCCACACTGTTTGAGAATGTCTTTCTCACTTTCGAGGTACATATCAAAAAAGTGTTCCAAAACGCCAATATCGTTAGGTTCATAGTAAAATTCAATAAATTGGGCTTGACCATACGATGTTTCTAATTTTCTATTAGAAATACCAATATACGCAATATACTTATACGTACTTTTAGGAATGAGGTGTGCAGGGTACCCAAAATCAGCGCGTAAACCGTATACTTTACATTTTTCACCGGCTAATTCAGAAAAGAGATCATTAACATCGAAAAGTTCAACAATCGTGGTACAGTTTTTAAGGAGTTCGTAAGTAAGGCTCATCGTATTATATTACACATTAGTTGCTAAGTTTTAAGTCCATATTTTCAGGGAACGAGTTATAAAGTTCCGTCCAATCAACACTTCCGTGAAGGTTATTTTTTTCAACAAAATGTAATAAAGTTTTTTGACAGTTAAATTCTTTTTTAAAGTAATTCATCCAGAATTCGACCCATTCTTCCGGGACGTGTCGTGGAGCAATCATAGTACCCAATTTATCTTTTGACAACATCCGTAAAGATGGTTCAATAATACCCATTCGACTACCATCTTCGTATTTCTCTTCATACATAAAGTCCACTAAGTGAAGTTTATCGTTGAATGCAGATATACCAACATACGCAATATGATCAAGTTCTTTGGGGTTACACTCAATTGGAAAATTGTGTTTCGGTTTAACACCATATACTTGAGAAGGTGTACCAGTTGAAAATTGATCGTTTCGAAAACTCGAAAGAACACCGTCAAGTTTGTCAAGTCTTTCAAGACTTACAGATTGTTTTGTAAGTTCGTAAATGAGAGAAGACATTTTTTTATAGTATACTTATTATAATTGATCTATATCACTTAGGTCTTCACTGTACATCAATATTTCCTCGGCCACAATTTGATAAAATGCCATTTTATACGCCAAAAACCCAAATAAAGTTGCCCCCATATTAAAATCAAACGGTAATTCCGATGTGTTCCACAAAGATTCGGCTAGTGCGAGACACGTCGGTAACAATAATCGTTTATTCAAAACGGGTATTCTTTCAATATTATCGACGTATGATGACAACGAGTCTACATAAATACACGATGCAATTGTCCCTAAAGTAGCAGATACACCGTCAATGGGTGCATGAAAAATGAAGTTATACGTCGAAATAGCTACACCGTATTGTAAAGTAGACTTTTTGATTTTAGCCTTGACTTGTTCGTATTCAGCTATACCTTCTTTACGTTTAGTGGGGCACGATATTCTAATGGTTTTTGTGTACGGATTTATTATACTCAACATTACAATTTATTTACTCTATATCTATACCTTTAATAATATAATTTTCATCTTGAAAATACTTTTTCTTAAACTTTCGTTCTTTTATTTTAAAATCTTTACAACTCTTCTCAACTTCATATATACGTCTATGAATATTTAATAAATTACTCGTATTTACGGGTGTTTTTCTCCATTTATCACCGAAAATAGTAGAATATTGTAATTCACGTCTTTGGTATTTAAGATCATCGAGAAGTAGTTTATAAAGTACGAGTGAATATGAATCATATTCACTACGCTCGTAATCATTTAAACATATTTGTTCGCGTGCGAGTGTATTCATACTTTCACGGAGTAGGTTCGCCCCACTTTTCTCTCCATCGGTTAACCAGAGTTTCGAGTCTCTCTTTTGAGAATCGTGGATTTCCGGAGGCTCGTTGAGGGGCTCCCGGACACACGAGATCACGTGATTCGTACGCGTTAAGTTTTTCCCATATAAGTCTTTGCATGTCACCCGGGAGTTCGTTTGTCGCTTGACAAAACGAGAGTTTATAGTCGTACGTGTGTAAGGCAATGTAGTCGTCCATTTCATTTTTTTATACATTTCATTAGAAGTATGTAAACTTAGGTTTCTTAGGAACCTCTAAAATGATTATTTCATTCGCTTCATTTTTAGATATGATATAGTCATTTTCATACATTTTTATAGATGGAGGTTCGGGTTTTGGTCGAGGTGATAATAAATTACACACACTCGAATAAAACGAAAACATTACTGTTGTTATTTATATTTATTTTTTTATATACTAAATACAAGATGGTTTCACTCCAGGACTTACCTAAAAAGGTTCAGTATATAATTATAGATTCGAAATATGTAAATGGTTCTAATAACACGTTCAGTATTGATCTTACACTCGAATCAAATTTACATCTAGAAGATATGACGCAAGTGTGCGGTCTAAAACCAGTAGATTTTTACGTGACACAAATTGGACAGGAAACCCCAAATTCTGATACTCACGTGAGTAGTGTCGCAAAGTACATTGATATAACGTGTGAAGATGTACCTAAACGTGCTCAAATACTTGATGAGCGTCATGGACAAATTTTAGCACGTGTACCACTCGAAAGACATTTTAATCATGGTGCACATACTGTAGTTAGAGATAAGCAGTGGAAAGCATTCCCAAGACAAACAAACCTATTTAATCCCATATCTATGCAAAAACTTCATTTTAAGTTATATGAATATCAAGAAGATACAGATTACGTTACATTACAACCGGATGCAGAATGGTATATGGTTCTCGAAGTTACAACTATAGACGTTAAGGAAAAACCTGTAAATAGAGAGGTTCAAATTCTTGAAGCTTTACATAAACTTATCGGGAAGATAGATGATCTTAACATAAACGTTAAAAAACTTCCAGATAAGGAGGATATCGAAAAAATGGAAATAGAAAAAAAGAAAAAGTACCCATTACGTTACTTAATACTGTTCATAACTATGGTAATAGGTGGATTTATATTTGTAAAAAATAAATTTACTCCTTCGATTCCACAACCTTCTTTTTAACGACACGTTTAACAACTTTCTTCTTTGGTGTTTCTGGTGCTGGTGCTGGTGCTGGTGCTGGAGCTGGTGGCGCTGGAGCTGGTGGCGCTGGAGCTGGTGGCGCTGGAGCTGGTGGCGCTGGTGGCGCTGGTGGCGCTGGAGCCTTTACTGGGGCGGGGGTTGGAGCTGGTGGTTCGATTACATCAACTATTTGTCTAAGGATACCGTAGACGGTTTCTTTGTGAATTTTTGGTCGCTCGAGTGCGTTATCAATTTGTTTTCGGATAGAGTCCATCGTGTAATATATATAAAAGAAAGATTATCTTTATACTAAATGTTATTCATTGGCCCAACTCCCCTGAGTGGTATAGGTCAACACTGCAAAAAATATATAGACATTTTTCCTAGAAGTAAATACTTAGAAATACACGAAGAAATTCCAGAATGTGAAAGAGCGTTTATATTTGCTTTACCTGTACCATACTGGTTAGATAAAATACCAGAAATAAAAAGAAAAATTAAACACGTGACGTGTATGACCGTATGTGAAACAGAAACAGTACACGAAGATTATGGTAAACTTTTTGACTTATTCGATAGAATTGCTGTACCGAGCGAATTCTGTAGAAAAGTTTTTAAGAAACAGTTTCCTGATAAAGATTTTTTCATTATACACGCACATATACCCGATAAGAGACCGTATACGTTTTACCATATAGGTAATGTTCACGACCCACGTAAAAATTTTAATAAAATCATAGAAACATTCGTACGTATGAATAAACCAGATTCACGTTTATTGGTAAAAGCAACGTGTAAACAACCCGTCGAAGCACGAATACCTAATGTTACCTTTATAAACGGACTCGTATCAGATGAAGAAATGGAAAAAATACATGGAATGGGAGACTGTTATGTAAGTTTTTCGTCTTCAGAAGGTGTAGGCATGGGAGCAGTCGAAGCAGCTTTACGAAACAAACCCGTTATTATAACTGATTATGGTGGTGCTCCTGAATATGTCAAAACACCGTATACTATAAAATGTGGTTTACAAGAAATACCGAGAGACGATTTTTTATTCAAAGCGGGTATGAAATGGGGTAAACCCGACGAAAATCAATTACGAGAGTTTATGGAAGATGCATATACCAAAAAAACAAGGTATATGGAACATCCGAGGACTCACATGTTAACGTGTAAAGAAAATGTATTACAAGAATTCGTCGCTAATATAATTGGTAAGGAAAGTAATAACGCCAGTCAAGATGGCGCCGGACATGAGTGATCCTCGTTGGGCAATAAGCATAGCAACAATATCATCAATAAATTTAATATTGGTTGGTTTCTTAAGAAGTTCTGGTACGATTTTTGAAATTGCAAGATAAAGCGCCATTGCTACTATGACGGGTCTGAGCGTTTCCTGATCTAACATTTTTTTATAATAACGAAACATTTATTTTTGGTCTAGTTCCTAACACTTGATTATCTATTCTATGTTTTTTACAATATTCTCCACATACGGCTTTGAATGAACACTTTTTTCCCGATAGCGTGAAAGCTTTACATATGCTCCGGTTTTCGGAAACGTCTCGTTTAGGTACAGAATCAATAACCTGAATTGGTCTTGTTTTTTGACATTCAAGTTTTTTCTTCCGCATTTTATCAAGAATACGTGCCATTTCTTCTGGTGTTTTTTTATTTGTTTTTAAAGTTTTAGATACACGTAAACAATCTTCGTAATTTTGAATATTTGATTGATGTTTTTTAGTGAGTACATTTTTCGTATCACTAAAATTTGTTTGAGTAACGGTAGGTAAAAAGTATTGCGACATTTTTAATTTACATTTTACTGTAAAATAAAATAACTTAGGTTAATAAAGTACGTAGCTTTACTCTCGGTGAGTAGACATGTCTATCAAATTTGTAATTGTTTTAATTGACATGGTATGAAAATCACTCAACATGTATTCCGGATTACATGCTAATTCTAATATACGTTCATTATCATCTGGTCTTACGGATGTTTCAAAATTTCGGATATAATCAGCCGCTATATAAATTAT